CCTATTATTAATCCCATTACTGGCTTATTAAACGAAGAATAAAGGATTTTAGAATGAGTGATATTGACCCATTCAAATATGGACAACTTGTAGCTCAAGTTGAGCAAATGGAAAAAAAGATTGACAAGTTAGAACAAGGCATGGATGAACTTCTAGCATTAGCTAATCGTGGTAGAGGTGGATTCTGGGCTGGTATGACTATAGCATCATTTTTAGGTGGTTTAGCTACATTCTTTATGCACAACTTGCTAGGAAAATAACATGAAAAACTTTCTTATGGGTATTACTTTAATACTCTTATGGTTATTTTTATATGACTATGCGTATAGTAAAGAACTACCCAAAGAAATGTCAATGGCTACAGAAGCTGGTGAAGTAGTATTAACACTAGAAGAATGTACGTTTACTAAAATGGGTTTACGTGGCTATCCTTATGCTGCGTATGCTACAGATAAAGGTAAAGCTAATCACGAAGGTTGTTGGAAAAAAGAATCTGTAAACAATATGGACTCAGTATTAATTTACTTTCCAGAGATAGATGCAACAGCAGTATATAATCCACAACTATTTAAACCACGTTCAACACTATGACATTTATAACTGAAAATAACATAGCCAATCTATATTCAGCTCTTATAGAGTTTCCTGTATTTGACGAATATAAATTACCACCAGCATCTAAAGTAGATTTTGTAGTAGTGCATGACGATAGTATATGCGGACAATATGAACCACCTGAAGCTGGTGAACCTCATGTTATCACTATATCTACAGCTAAATGTGGTCATTTAGATACAGTATTAAAGACCCTAGCACATGAAATCATCCATATGATATGCTATTTAGAATCACCTAAAACAGATAAATATACTAGCCATAAAGGTTTATTTTTAAAACTACAAAAGAGAGTAGCTAATACACTTGGCTACGATCCTAAAGAACTATAAGGAGTATTATCATAGATCCAGTTACTATACTAGCAGCATTAGGACCATTAGCAGTAGATTTAGGTAAATCACTTATAAACAGATTTGTAGCACCTGACCAATTTAAACCAGCTACAATAGAACAATATGCTCAAATGAAACAAATTGACCTAGAGTTCTTTAAGGTTATGAATGAAGCTGGTGGTGGTAATCCATCTTATCCATGGGTAGAAGCTATTGTAAGACTCATGCGACCATCTATAGGTTTATTAGTATTAGCAACATGGGCAGCTATGCACTTACAAGGTATTGCAACACCAGAAGTAGATAACTTTGCTAGTGCGGTTGGTTTCTATCTATTTGGGGAACGTAGTTTATTCTACATTAAAAAGAAATGATAGTCTTAGACATACTTAACTTTATCGGTTTAGCTATACTTAAACTTATTGTGGTTTCATTGCTATTTGTAGCTATGGGATTCTCTATCTTATTTATGTATGCTATGCAAATCTTAACTAAAGCACTTACACATATTGACAAGAATGTTAATTGAAGTAAAAAGGTTTGAGTTTCAAAATACACACACGATAGGCAAAATGTACATAGACGGTGTATATGAATGTTATACGCTAGAAGATGTAGTCAGAAATGGCAGTAAAGTTATAGGTAAGACTGCTATCCCTACCGGTGAATACAAAGTCATTATAGACGCATCTGTACGCTTTAAACAAGATATGCCACATATACTAAACGTTCCTAACTTCACAGGTGTTCGTATTCATGCTGGTAATACTTCAGCACATACAGACGGATGTATCTTACTTGGCACAACATGGTCAGGTAAAGACTTTATAGGTAACTCTAGGTCAGCTTATAAAAAGTTCTTTGACAAACTAAAGCAAGCTAAGACAGCAAAAATTATCATATGCTAGATTACCTTATCTGCGATATTCTTTGCACTATAGATCACTTTAAATATGTTTTATTATTGATTATCATGTATTTAGTGTATAATAAAGTATCTCAACACTAGGAGAGTTACTTGAAGATACTACTTTTAGATATAGAATGCGCACCCAATTTAGCAACGGTATGGGGGATTTGGCAGCAGAACATTGCGCTTAATCAACTCCTAGAATCATCTTACACACTATGCTATGCAGCTAAATGGTATGGTGAGAAAAAGATTATGTTTGACTCTGTATACAAAACAGATCGTAAAGCAATGCTAAAGTCTATCCATAAACTCATGGATGAAGCAGACGCAATCGTTCACTATAATGGCAATAGGTTTGATATACCTATGCTTAATAAAGAGTTCCTAGAAGCTGGTATGCCACCTCCTAGCCCAGCTAAACACATAGACTTATTACAAACATCTCGTAGTAAATTTAGATTTGTTTCTAACAAACTAGACTATATTGCACAGCGTTTAGGTCTTGGTAAAAAGACAGCACATGAAGGTCATGAGCTATGGCTTAAAGTTATGAATAACGATAAGTCAGCATGGAAACGCATGGAAGAATATAATAGGAATGATGTTGTATTATTAGAGAAGGTATATGATAAGTTTAAAGGTTGGATAAGTAATCATCCTAATCACAATCACTTCTCAGAAGAAAGAGTTTGTCCAAGTTGTGCAAGTCATAAAGTTCAACAACGTGGTTATGCAGTATTAACTGGCGGTAAATACCCAAGATTCCAATGTCAACAATGCGGTAGCTGGTTTAGAGGTAATAAAAAATTAACCACAGACAAATCAGAAAAATTCGTCAAACTATAGGATTTATTATGCAACGTTCAGAAGTAGAGATTATCTGCAATCACATGCTAGGTAGAACTATCGTATCATGCGAAGCATTACATGGTGATAGCACTATTGTTATAGAGCTAGATGATGACTCTATTATAGAAATAAGCGGAGAAGAACTATCTCTGTACTCAGAACTAACTCCGCTAGACGATTAAATACAGATTACAGTACCGTTAGTATTAACTTGACATACTGTCACAGTACCATCTGGCGCATATATAGTCGTTGTTTGGCTAAAAGCCTTTTCTGTGCCAAATATAGCTAATGCAACCATAGTAAGTCCGAATATCCAATATATCTTATTCATCATCACTCCTTTGTAGTTGAACAGCAGTTTCTTTAGGAACACCCTCAACAATATACATATCAAGAGCATTATCCAAATCAAACTTATCTTTACGAACTCTATCAATAACTAGTTGACAATATCCTTGAATATCTATCCATGAATCAAGATAATCAGGATCACCATTTACAATTCTACCAATTTTAGTTGCAATCATTTCTAATGCTTCTTTTTGGTCAGCCTTTAATAATCTATAAGATTCTCCATGATGAATAAGAGATTTAAAGTCTTGAGAGATTTTAGACCTATTATAAAAATCACCGTATTGTTCTTGTCTTTCATTTAAGATTTTATCTATGTCCACTACTATCCCCTTATAAAAAGTAAATCAATTGTTTGATACGTACCATAAAAAAAGCCTATTATACTACCAATTATTAAAACGTATATAATATAATCAATTATTTTTAATATCCTATCCATAATAACTCCATTGTATTAAACCATTATTTTCTAGTTTTTTTAAAGATTCATAGCCAATATTAAATGTAGTTCTTAAATGATAACCACTTCTGCATTGACCAGATTTTATAAATGAATTAATTTTATCTATAAATTCACTATCGTATGTTCTTTCACTTACTAATTTTGGTAGTTTAAAATACCCTTGTTTTGCTAAATTATACAATCTAATCCTACTTACTACACAGCCCTGAATGACATCCTTAATAGTGCAATTAGGATGCTCCTCTATGTAGTTCTTAATAAACTTTGCTTGTCTTTGATCGTCTAGCTTAGTGTACATTTTTAATCCCATGAGCTTGTTCTATAAGCCTAGCAAATCTAAATATTCTGTCAAGCGTTAAAACAGCATTACCATTTCCAAATGCTTCTTTATAAGCCTTGATAATCTCTTCTTGTGTAAGTGGTTTAGAGTCCACCATGAGCCTCCGCTAATCTTTTACTATCGTATTTTTTAATGTTAGTGACTTTAATAATGTTTTTTGTATCTGCAACAAGTGGTGTTATAACCCAATTATGCAATTTATTCTTAATATCTTTTTCAATTTCCAAAGATGTTGGTTTAGATGGCATAAGCGCAGACCATACAAGAACACCATTATTATCAAACTCTTCTACCAGGTAACCTAATATTTTATCTTTCATTTGTATAACACTTTTCTAGCGTTCTCAATACATGGAACATCATGCCATTGAGGATCACCATTTGTAAATACATCAATTACCCATTCCAAAGCATATATTAAATCTTCATTTTCTCTTACAATTTTTTGTCTAATATTTGCTTCATCCATCACATCTTTATGAACTTTAGCTAACCATAATTTCGTATCATGTTGTTGCATTAGTAAAATACCATCCTTCCTATGTGTGTTTTCTTCCGTTTTCCAAACCATACCTTTTTAGGCGGTATTGAATCATCATGGAAGTATAAAGCATTTGCAACTGGGTTTGCATATTTATTGTGAATAATCGTATCAATAACCAAAAGTTTAGTCTCCAAATACGCCCTTTCATTAACTGGACTGTGGGACTGATCTTGCACAGCAAACTGATTATTATAATAAACGACAGAGCATACATCACGACCCCAACGACCATCACGAACCCTATTCCGTATAGTATTAATGACTCCAATTTTTTCCTCCAATGTTCTTGTATTAACTTCGTGGTAAACAGCAGTAGCATAACACGATATATCTAGTTCTAAATGGTGTATATCCATTATAGTCCTTTCATGATTTTCTTGTGTCTAGTAATCCCATACAAGCGTATAATTCTATTACAAATCTAAAGAAAGGAGAACCGCTATGTGGACAACACCATCAGCTCAAGAGATGCGCTTTGGCTTTGAAGTTACTATGTACGTAATGAACAAGTAATTATAAGGATAAGGGAGGTTGCCATTAAAACGGCAAATCTCCCAAGTCCTCACCTTCTACTGCTGGTTTACTTCTTGTTTCACCCTGAGTTTCTTTCATTTGTACAGAACCACTAATAAACTTACCGTTCTTACCTTCTCTAATCCAACCACTAATTCTAAATTCAATACCATCTACGTTTGCAGTTCCTGCGTAATCAGGTCGTTTAGGATTGTCACCCTTATCATTCTTAAATAATGCAAATGTGTTTGTGTTATCGTATTGCGCCATATATTACCCCTTTAGTTTTAAAATTGTTTGATCTACTTCGTCTAAGAACTTAACCACTTCAGCTTCTAGTTCTGCAATATAATCATTATCCCTTTCAACCCTAGAAACAAAAAGTTGTAATTCTACAGGGAAATTAGGATTATAGCTAACAAAATCTACCCACTTAGCACCTGTGCAAGCTAATTGCCATTGCATCTGTGGTATGTATTTACTAGGAACTGACTTGCTCATAAGCGTATTAGTATGTGTAGTTTCTATAGGACACTTAATCTCTATAAGCCCTGCATACTTACCTTCTTCTTCTGCATTTACAGCTCCGTCAGGACTAGCACCACTATTCTTAATAACAGGATGGTCAAAGAAACCTACCTCTGTGACAGATACCCCTTTAGTTATTTCATAAAGCTCCCTAGCAGCACTTTCTCTTTCAATCCCATCTAACATAGCCTGATTAACATAACTATCGCCTTTCTTGCCTGTAAGACGTTCTGATACCAATTGAACAAGATAGTTTTGACGTGATGTAGATACACCTGTTTTAGTCTTGGCGATAACATCCGATATTCTGGATGCTGTCACCTTGCCTAGTCTTTGTTGAAACCACTCATCTGTGCGTTGTTCTATCATAGAAAGTCCTTACTAGATACAGCCTTTAGAGTTGGTTGTTCTGACTCTGGAATATCTTCACCGCTATAGATATAAAGACCAATACCATGTAATGCAATAGCCTTGGCTAGACATCTTTGCATAGCTGTATTAACTGCCATAGCGTCAGGATTAGGGATAGCTTGATTTCTAAAGTTAAGCACAGGTAATTGAGCTGTCATAGATTTACCAAACGCATGGACTGTGCAGAATACCATAAGTGTTTCACCAAACTGTTTAGGTTCGCCATAAGTCCATGTTGCAGTTGGGTCTTGCTGTAAAAGAGTATCCACAGCCCAAGCCCATGATAAATATGATAGACCATTCTTTTTCTCAATGTGGTCTGATACGTTAATCTTACGTAGTTCGTTATAGTTCATCTTGCTCTCCGTTTGTTGTAATTCTTGTTGATGGTGTTGCATCATTACTTGGTCGTAAAATTGTTGTTGTGACATTAGTTCTCTCCTCAAATTTGTCATTATCTAATTTAAGTTCTTCATTCAATCGTTTAAGTATATCTGCAATATGCTCTAAACCATTCGCCATATTATATACCCCCAAAATACAAAAAGGAATAGCCATATCCATTTATTCATATTGCATCTACTTCAATTAAACTTGATTTAACATCTAAAAATCCTTTATAACTTATCATAACTTCTTTACGACCTTTTCTTAATATGTCGTAGTCTTTCCATATTTCAGATGCTTTAAAACCTTGAGCTAAATAATAGGCTCTTGCTTTTGCCATACAATCCCATGACTTAATGTGAATTTGTTTATAAGGTGAATTCATATTGCACCTGCTAACTTACCCATAACCCATATACATAAAGCTACGTAAGCCCAAAAAGCTATTGCAGTAATAATCATTGTTTTAATGCTCATGTTTCTCTCCTGGTTAAAATTACAATAGTTATATTATATGTATTATAATTAATGTCAAGCACTTTTTCCAAATATATTTAACAATTTTACTTGACAAGTATATTTAATAGTGCTATAATTCTATTAATTTAATAAAAGAGGGGTTTATATGACGTTAGAACAGGCATTAGTACACTTTAATAATTCTCGTAGGGAACTTGCTGAGGCACTTGGAGTTTCTACCCAGGCAGTTCAATATTGGTCTGATGATGGTGAAATACCACAATTAAGAGTATATCAGATTAATGAAATTATTGCCAAGAGAGAAAAACTATGAAATATAGGATAGTAAATTTTCGTAAATTTCAAAATTTCCATGACAGAAAACCACCATGGGTTAAATTATATAGAGATTTATTAGACAATATGGATTGGTTTATGCTAAGTCCAATGTCTAGTAAAAGTCTTATAAATTTATGGCTATTAGCTTCTGAGTCATTCGGAAATTTGCCTGATGACTTTGAAATTGCTTTTAGATTAAGGGTAAACAATAAAGAACTTGATTTAATTATGAAAGAGTTAATAAAGTTTAACTTTGTTGAAGAAGGACAATATGATCTAAAAGGTTCTGAAGATATGTCTATAAATGAACGTATTAGAGAAACTAATGGTTTTTCAAGTAGATACATTAAAAATGAAACTAAGACACAAGTATTAATCAGAGATAATCATAAATGCCAAACATGTGGGTCAAATGAAAGGTTAGAATTTGACCATATTATTCCTGTATCTAAAGGTGGTTCATCTGAAGCTGATAATCTTCAATTGTTATGTAGGTCATGCAATAGAAGTAAAAGAGCATTGTCCAAAGATGAGTTTGCTACGCAAAGCACAGAAAAAAGCTACGATAGTCGTAGCCTAGAGACAGAGACAGAGGCAGATACAGAGAGAAAGAAACACCAATATAGTGATGAGTTTGAAAAGTTTTGGAATACATTTCCTCCGAATCCAAGAAAGTCTGGTAAGGTTTATGCTTACAAAATTTGGAAAAGAAAAAAATTAGATGAGAAAGTTAATGACATTGTTAAGCATTTGCTTATAATTAGCAACTCTGACCAATGGAAAAAAGATAAAGGAATGTATATACCAATGCCTTCAACTTATTTAAGTCAAGAAAGATTTGACATGGAAATTCCTAAACAACGTAACCCATGGGATAACGCAAAATGAAAATTGGAGAAGCATTAGATAGATTAACAATTAGTAAAGAAACTATTACTGAATATTTTGATAATCAATATGGTTCTAGCGAGTTCTTAGTAAAAGACACTTCAGTTTTTACAGAGGATGTTGTTAAATACTTTTCAGAAGAAATGTCATCTGGTAAGTCTTTAGGGTTTGTTAAGAGTGAACAAGATTTTAGAGTGAGACCATCTGAATTGACAGTTGTAACCGGTGTTAGTTCACATGGGAAAAGTCTATGGCTTTCACAAGTTATATTAGCTCTTATGGGTCAGCAAACTAAATGTTTGATTGCTAGTTTAGAAATGAGGGCTGTACTTACTATCAGCAGAATGATCCAGCAAACTTTAAAATCTACAGACCCTACAGATGATTTTATTAGAAAATTTTGTAATCGTGCATCTGACAAATTATGGATATACGACCAAACAGGCAGCACTACCACAGACGATATGATAGCAACATTGTATTATGGCAAACACGTTTTGGGAGTTGAAGTATTTGTTATAGACAGTCTAATGAAAATGAGTGATATATCTGAAGACAATTACGAGAAACAAAAATTGTTTATAGATAGACTTGCTACATCTTGTCGTGATTTACAAATACATATATTCCTGGTTGCACATACTCGTAAGATGGCAGATGAAACATTAGCACCTGATGCTACGCACATTTTAGGCTCAAGCCATATTCGTAATTTATGCGATAACATCTTATGTGTTTACAGATGTAAGAAGAAAGAACGTGATATTGAAAGCGGTGAAAAAACTGCTGAAGAATTAAAAGGTGTTCCTGATTGTGTGGTATATTTACAAAAACAACGTAACTATCCTGTTGAAGGCAGTTGGGGATTTTATTTTGACCATAAAGGATTGCGATACAAGGAGAGTCCGTGAAAGTTAGATTAACTCAAATAGATGGTAAATTACCTAATTTGGCATTAATGAAACTTTCTCATTATCATAAATCTATAGGTGATGAAGTATATTTTACAGAACGCATACATAAAGATTTATTTGAGCCTGAATATGATTTAATTTTAGGATCATCAATATTTAAGTTTTCAGACAAAGCTAGGCAAACATTTAAAAGGTATTTTCCTACTGCTTTTATAGGTGGAACAGGAACAGATTTAACCACAACTGCTGAAGAATTAATTGGGGTTGATGAATATGAAAAATATGATTATTCAATTTATCCTAATTTTAAACATAGCATTGGATTTACACAAAGAGGTTGCAGGCTTAAATGTAAATTTTGTGTAGTTCCTACTAAAGAAGGCAAAAACAAAAATCTTAATTCTATTTATAATATTTGGCGTGAAGGAACTGAAAGAAAAGTTCATTTATTAGATAATGATTTTTTTGGGCAACCAGGATGGCAAGATATAGCACAAGAAATAATTGATGGTGATTTTAAAATATGTCTTAATCAAGGTATTAATGTTAGATTAATTGATGAAGAATCATGCGAATATTTAAGTCGTATGCAATATTATGATGATTCATTTACTAAACGAGTGTTATACACAGCGTGGGATAATTTTAAAGATGGTGATATATTTTTTCGTGGGGTGGATATGTTAGAAAAAGCAGGTATTAGCCCAAAAAGATTAATGGTTTATATGTTGGTGGGTTATGATAAAACTGAAACATGGGATCGTATATTTGATAGATTTAATCGTATGGTTTCTAGAGGAATAATGCCTTACCCAATGGTTTATGATAAAGACAATAAAGCTCTAAAAAAATTTCAGCGTTGGGTAATTAGAAGGTATTATCAATTTGTGCCTTGGGAAGAATATCAAAAAAAACAATCAAACAAAGATGAATTAACGCATGATTTATTTTAGGTGGCATAATGACTATAAATGACTTTATAAAAGAATGTAAAAAAGTATTTGGTAACGACATTCAATACAAAGCAACTTCTAAAGACGGACAAGTATTTAAAACGAAAGGATGGAGAGATGATAAAGTGGGCATTAACCAAAGACAATTTACCAATGCTAGTCGAGAAACTAAAAACACTTGACTTTACTAAGCGTTGGAGAGTAACAATCACAGACGCTAAACTAAACCGTAGCCTAGAACAAAACGAAAGACTATGGGAGTTATACACAAGCATAGGCAATCATTTAGGTATTGACAAACAGCAAGTCCATGAACTAATGTCTTATCGCTTGTTACGCTACCAAACAGAAATTGCAGGTATGCCAGTAGAGCTTATAAAGTCAACAACTAAACTAACCACAAGTGAGATGACAGAATACCAACAACAGATAGAAGTATGGGGTCAGACTATGGGTTGGGGTTGGGACTATTAGTGAACTATAGAAACCCTAAACTACTTAAACTAGCAGATGGAGCACCATGTATGATGTGTTCTATACAAGATGGAACTGTAGTATCTGCACACTCTAATCAACTTAGAGATGGTAAAGGCACATCTATAAAGGCACATGATTACCGTATAGCATTTCTATGCCATCAATGTCACCACATGATAGATAATGACAAAAGTTTAGATAAACATGATAGAATAGCTGCATGGGAAGAAGCTCACCGTAAAACTATAGGTTGGCTATTTACTAATAATCACTTGGAGGTAAAGTAATGGGGAAAGGAAGCTCACCAAGACCATTTACAGATAGGGAAGTATTTGAGTCTAACTTTGATAAAATATTTAGGTCTAAAAAACCAAGTGATGATGTATCGCCACATACACTTGAATATGAATACGAACTAAATAAATCTACAGGTGATGTGGAAAAAAAGTATTCTCGTATAGATTTAATTTCGCAAAATGGTAACGAAGGCTTACATTATCCTGAGTCTTTAGATCAAGGAACATCTAAACCTAACGAAAGTCAATTTGATGAGTGAATATTTAATGTTTGTTTTACAAATTATTGGCGTAATGTTGCCAATAGGAATTGCTTTAATTATTATACTATGGGTTGCAGATAAGGTATTAAAATAATGGCAACTAGCCCAACGCAGTTAAGTTTAAAAAAGTTAAGAGAAGAAGGATATACTGTTCAAGTAGTAGAGTACTGGAATAGTTTTGCAAGGATAAGAATTGACCTTTTTGGTTTTATAGACATTATAGCTTTAAAGGGTAAAGAAACATTAGCAGTACAAACAACGTCAGCAAGTAACATGAGTGCTAGATGTAAAAAGATAGCAGACCATGAAAATATAGGTGCAGTTCGTGAAGCTGGTTGGACTATTCATGTACATGGCTGGCATCAAGATGATAAAAGGAAATGGCATTGCAAAGTGAAAGATGTATCGTGAAAGAAAAGATACTAGAATATCTTACAGAACCACGAACCATAAACGACATAGCAGAACATATACAATCTAACTATCCTATTACAAAGAACATACTTGTAGAGATGAGAGATGCAAATGTTATCCATGCTTATAAAGATAATCAAAATAGGCTTATGCACTATTACGTGCCACAACCACATCCACTACAAACTATATTTGGACATACAGTAAACTTTACAAGTGACCAGATAAAAGGCGTTATAAGTCACAACGCAGATACAGCTAAACATAATCTACAACACAAGACTACACAAGAAACTTATGGAGAAAGCGTAGCATATACGCTAACAAGATATGATTAGTATGGAACGTTTATTATCTATTATGCAAGACTGGTCTTTATGGATGAAATCGGATAATCATAAGCTAGGTTATCCATCTAAAAGCATAGGACTCTCTTCAGGGGGAGAGTCAACTAGCGAAGTGTTTGAGGAAATGTGTTCAGCTCAAGATATGGCTAACATACGCACCATAGACGCTATTATCCATAGCTTACCTAAAGAACAACAAGACGCTATATATGCTAGATACCTAGACGCTAAGAAACCATTAGCCTATCCATACAAGCTAGAACTAGCCTTTGACAATCTTATTACTATGGCTGCGAGAAGGATAAATGCATAATCTTGTTGAACAAATACATAGTTCCGTGGTATAATAACGCCTGTATGGCAACCTCCTGCCTGTTAAAAACGTAATCCCACAAAAGCCTGACTGCACTCTCTCCGTGGTTGGGCTTTTTCTTTTTATGAAACTATCTATTTGCGAACAATGCGGTGAACCTTTTGACTTCACAGAATATAGCCTGTGTAATGATTGTAGGTATGACCACAGATTTATTAAGTTAAGGAAAGATGATGAAATCAGCACCGAAGACAAAAGCAGGCAAGATGAAGAAAGTAGCGAAAGTAATGCGTGAGTTTAAAAGTGGTAAATTACATAGCGGTAAAAAAGGTCCAGTAGTAAAATCTAAAGCTCAAGGATTGGCAATCGCACTTAGTGAGGCTGGTCTATCTAAAAAGAAAGGTAAATAATTATGCCAATGGTCGGAATGAAAAAATTTGCTTACACAGAAAAAGGTAAGAAAGAAGCTAAAGAATACGCAAAGAAGTCAGGTAAGAAAATGGCTGTTAAACCTATGAAGAAGGCTGCTAAACGTGGCAAGTAAACCAGGTTTATGGGCTAACATCCATGCTAAGCGTAAAAGAATAGCAGCAGGCTCAGGTGAAAAGATGCGTAAGCCAGGTACAAAAGGCGCACCTACAGCTAAAGCTCTAAAACAATCAGCAAAGCCAGTTAAAAAGAAATGATTAAAAAGGGTAAAGAAACATTCTCAGGTTATAATAAACCTAAGAGAACGCCTAATCATCCTACTAAGTCACACGCTGTATTGGCTAAAGAGGGTGACAAAGAGAAACTTATACGCTTTGGTCAAAAAGGTGTAAGTGGCGATAAAACAAATACAGATAGAGCAAAGTCATTTAAAGCAAGACACGCTAAAAACATTGCAAAAGGTAAGATGAGTGCTGCTTTTTGGAGCAACAAAATTAAGTGGTAACAAAAACATATACTAAGACTTGCCCTAATTGTGGCTCTTTACAGTCATACGGAAGAAAAGGGCATTTAGAAGATGCTATCAAAGGCAATTGGAAATGTCGTTCTTGTAGTAACCATGATAATAACTTTAAGGGAAAGTATCATTCTATTCCTTATACATGGTTTAATATGAAACAAAAAGGTGGTCTTTCAAGAGGATATGCTTGGGACTTAACCATAGAATACATTTGGAATATGTATGAAGAACAAGAAGGCGTATGTGCCTTATCAGGTATTCCAATAGGATGGGCAGAAAAAGGTTTAACAGCAACAGCATCAATAGATAGAGTTGATAACTCTGAAGGATACATTGTTGGTAATGTTCAGTTAGTGCATAAAGATGTTAATTTTATGAAGCAACAATTTGACCAAGAATACTTTATAAACATTTGCAAACAAATAGCCAATAAAAATTAAGTGGTAAAACTAGATATATATGTAGGATATGATGGCAAGGTAGAACCAATTGCTTATCATAACTTTTGCCAGTCAGTTATAGAGAAGTCATCTATACCGGTAAGTTTTACACCATTAGCACTAAATACTTTAAAAGACTACGAAGAAACACATAAAGACGGTAGTAACGCATTTATCTATTCACGCTTTTTAGTGCCATATCTAAATAACTTTAAAGGTGTCGCACTCTTTGTGGATGGCGATATGACCTGCAGAACAGATATAGCAGAGATACTAGCTAACTTTGATAATGACGAAGCAGTAAAAGTCGTAAAGCATCATTACCAAACAAAGCATCCAGTTAAATATCTAGGTGCAAAGAACGAGGACTATCCTAAAAAGAACTGGTCAAGCGTTATGTTGTGGAACTGTTCACATTGGCTAAACCGTCAGCTAACGCCTAAGTTTATTCAAGATAAAACAGGTAAATACCTACACAGATTTGAATGGCTCAAGTATCCAGAAGAACAAGTAGGTAAGCTAGACGAAACATGGAACTGGCTAGAAACAGAATACGAATACAATCCAGATGCTAAACTAGTGCATCACACATTAGGCACACCATGCTTTAAAGACTATCAGAATACAGACTATAGTCAAGAGTGGTGGGATACATACAAACGAATGATATATCCTCTAAAAGGAAAAGATAAAGAAAGCGAACTATGAACTTCTTAGACTATTTAGTAAATGCTATGACAGGTGGTCAGCCAACTCAACAAGAGTTAATGATGCGTAAAATGGCACAACAAGGGATATTATCACAACAAGCACCACAGCCAATGCCACAAACAATGCCAATACAATCACCATATATGCAAGGTTTAACTAACCCAGGCATGACTATGCAACAAAACTATGTAGACCCAAGATTAATAGAACAAATGTATTACAGAGGATTATTAAGTAAATAAACAATAGAGGGCAACCAACCTAAGGGAGTTGCAATATCATGGCAGAAAGATTAAGAAAACGACATCAAGACGAAGTAAGAACTAAAATACAGACAAGTCAGCTCATAAATGTCTTGCAAGATCATGCACTTGGCGTAGATGATGAAAAAGAAATTACTCCAACACGCATGAAAGCTATAGAGATACTATTACGTAAATCATTACCTGATTTATCATCTACTGAGATAAGTGGTGTAGATGGTGGAGAAATCCCATTAGGTATAGGAATCAACTTTGTCAAACCAAACGATAGCTGAGTTTCCTGAAAAGTTACAGTTCTTATTTGAGCCACACCGTTACAAAGTAGCATACGGTGGTAGAGGTTCTGGTAAGTCATGGTCTATGGCAAGGGCATTGCTTATAAAAGCAGCTAATGAGCCAACACGTGTCTTATGCGCACGTGAAATACAAAAGTCTATCAAGCAGTCAGTTCATACATTACTTAATGACCAGATACAATCATTAGGTCTAGGAGCTTTCTATGAAGTCTTGGAAGCAGAGATTAGAGGTATTAACGGTAGTACATTTAGCTTTACTGGGTTGGCTACTAATACTGTGGAAAGTATTAAGTCTTTTGAAGGATGTGATATCGTCTGGGTGGAAGAGGCACAAACGGTATCAAAGAAGTCGTGGGATATTCTTATTCCTACAATACGTAAACCAAACTCAGAAATCTGGGTAAGTTTTAACCCTAACATAGATACGGATGATACATACCAAAGATTCGTAGTAGAACCACCAGAGAACGCTAAAGTAGTCAAGGTTAATTATACAGATAATCCTTGGTTTCCAGATGTCTTGGAGACGGAACGCCAACACAGTTTAAAGACTAACCCTGACTATGCAAACATATGGTTAGGTGATTGTAAGGCTGCTGTAGATGGTGCTATATACTCTAACGAGATACGAGAAGCACAAGAAGGTAACCGTATAACAACTGTACCTTATGACCCTATGATGAAGGTTCATGTAGTCATGGACTTAGGATGGAACGATAGCATGTCAGTTATCCTATGCCAAAAAGGTATATCAGACTTACGCATCATTGGTTATATAGAAGATGACCACAGAACACTAGATAGTTATTCTGCACAACTAAAGAACCTATCCTACAATTGGGGTACAATGTTCTTACCACATGACGGACAGTCTAAAGACTTTAAGCATGGTATATCAGCAGAAGAGATTATGAAGAAGTTAGGATGGGATATACGTATCGTACCTAAAGCAGATATAGAGTCTGGTATTAAGTTAGCACGTATGAACTTTCACCGTATATACTTTGACAAGTCAGCACAAAGACTTGTTGAATGTTTAAAGAATTATCGCAGAAGTATAAACTCTGCAACCAACGAACCTGGTGCGCCACTACATGACGAATACAGCCATGGAGCAGATGCGTTCAGATATTTATGTACCTCTATTGAGTCTATGAAGAACGAGTCATGGAGCAAAGAGAAAATACAATATACAAATAGAGGAATTGTTTGATGAATATAGAAGACATGGAAATAATTGCACAGATAGAGGCGCAAGAGAATATAGCCTATGGTGTAAATGATAGTGCATTGTCTAATGATAGAGCAGAAGCGATTGACTACTACCTAGGACAACCATTCGGTAACGAAGAAGAAGGTCGTTCACAAGTTGTATCGTATGACGTTCAAGATACTATTGAGTCAGCTCTCCCTCAGCTTTTAAAAGTCTTTGTAGCTGGTGACAAAGTTGTTCAGTTTGACCCTAAAGGTCCTGAAGACCAAGACGCAGCAGACCAAGAAACAGATTACATTAATCATATCGTTATGGAAAAGAACGAAGGGTTTAAAGTATTCTATGTCTGGTTTAAAGACGCACTACTCTCTAAGAACGGTTATGTAAAAGTATATGCCGAAGAAGAAGAGGAAGAAGAAGAATACGAGTATAAAGGTCTATCTGACGCACAACTACAGATGTTGGCTTCAGATGATAATACAGAAGTATTAGAGCATACTGGTTACCCTGACCCAAGTGTCAACATGGATGTTGTTTATCAACAAGCAGCCATGAATGGTGTAGACCCAGCTACAGTTATGCAACCTATGTTACATGACGTTAAGCTTAAGGTTACAGAAAAAGAAACAGAGATTGTTATTGAGAACGTAGCTCCAGAAAACATGATGATTTCTGTAGAAGTTAATGGTCCTAACTTACAAGATGCTAAGTTTGTTCAACATAGAGAAGTGATGCAGTTAGCTGACATTGCTGAGACGTTTGACAAGCCACTAGATTATATTAAGTCTATTATGTCAGACCTACGAGACACTTTTGAAGAAGAGTCTAATGCTCGTGATATTTATGATGAAGAATATGATAGAGCTATTGAGTCACAAGAAGCACTCGTTAAAGACACATACATTAAGTTAGATGGTGAAAGATATAGAGTAGTCGTATTAGGTAACACAGTTCTTTATAAAGAGAAATGTGAGTATGTACCTTTCGCATGTATCACACCTATGATAATGCCACATAGACATATTGGTCGTTCTTATGCTGACTTGACTATGGACATTCAGCTCATTAAGTCTACTCTTATTCGTGGTCAGTTAGATAATATGTATCTAGCTAACAATGGTCGTTATGCTATCTCTGACAGAGTAAACCTAGATGATATGCTAACGTCAAGACCAGGTGGTATTGTTCGTGTAGATGGTGACCCAGGTACAGGTATTATGCCTTTATCACATCCACCACTACCAGCATCATCATTCGGTATGGTTGAATATATGGACTCTATGAAAGAAAAGAGAACAGGTATCACAGCTTACAACCAAGGCTTAGACTCTAACAGTCTTAACAAGACAGCTACCGGTGTAGCACAGATTATGAATGCGTCTCAACAACGTATTGAGTTAGTAGCACGTACATTTGCAGAGACAGGTGTAAAAGAGTTATTTAAACTTGTGCATTACTTGGTAAGAACAACACTTACTAAACCAGACATTATTCGTCTACGTAACAAATGGGTAGAAGTAGACCCTAGAGAATGGAAAGCTCGTAAAGACTTATCTATCTCTGTAGGCTTAGGTGCAGGTAATAAAGACCAACAATTGGTTCACTTAACATCTATCTTAAATATGCAAAAAGAAGCTATTGCTGTTGGCTTAACTAACCCTGAAAAGATATACAACGCATTAGCTAAACTTACACAGAATGCAGGCTTTAAAAACCCTGAAGAGTTCTGGGTTAATCCAGCTAATACGCCTGAGCAAGAAGGTCAACAAGACAAGCCTTCTGAAGCAGAGATTATGATTCAAGGTCAGTTGCAGATTGAACAACAAAAAGCTCAAGCACAATTACAACAAGAACAAGTACGTTCACAGAATGATGTTATAATTGAACGTGAGAAGATAGCAGCACAAGCTGAGTTAGAAAGATTTAAGGCTCAACTCAAAGCTGAGACTGATTTAGCTATCGCACAAATCAAAGCACAATCAGGGATGATGTATGGCGGATAAGTCACTAGAAGAAGTTAAACGTGGTGAACAAGCATCACAGATATTAGATAACCCTATCTATAAAGAAGCTATGGATAAGGTTCGTGAAAGTCTTATTGCTAGTATGGCTAACAGTCCACTAGGTGATGAGAAGACACACAACAAATTAGTTATTGCACTACAACTATTAAACCAAATAAACAAGCAACTTACTGACGTGATGCACACAGGTAAGTTAGCAGCTATCCAAACGGACAGACCTAAGTTTAAGATATTTGGGTAAGGACAAGCCCACTTAAAGCCTACTTCGGTAGGTTTTTTTATTGTCTAATTTCAAGGAAACAAAACTATGAGTGACCAAGTCGCAGAACAGTCACCACAAAGTCGGTTAGAGACTATGCTTGGTGATAGTATTGAATCAGATGTTAAACCACCTGAACTTCAAGACGAAGAAGAACAAACACCACTAGAGGCTGAAGCTGAAGAAACTACTGATGAAGTAGAGACTGAAGAAGAAGCAACAGAAGAATCAGATGACGAAGCTGAGGAAGAAGAACAGTCGCAAGATGAAGTTCCTGCTATCCTTAAACTTAAAGTCAATGGTGAAGATGTTGAGAAACCACTAGACGAAGTAGTAGCATTAGCTCAACAAGGCTTAGACTACACGCAAAAGACACAACAAGTAGCAGAACAACGCAAAGAGCTAGAAGCCTATGCTGAGAGTATAAAAGCTCAAGAGCAAGCCTTTCAAGAGCAAATGCAACTTAACAATGTCTTAATTGAAGATGTAGCAAAAATCACATCATTAGACCAACAATTAAACC